AAAAGCATGTTTTCTTCAATAGCACCTTGAGTATCTAAGTTTTTAAGGATTTCATCAAATGCTTCGATTCCTGCAGAAGCTGTAAAGCCTACTTGTTTGTTACCTCTTTCTTCAATAGCAGAGAATAAACCTTGAGTACCAGCAACACCTACTGTAGATGCAGCATCAGCTTCTTCACCTTCTACCATAGCCATTTCTAAGTAATCTTCAAATCTTAATCTTGTTTCAGATTCAGCTTTTAGATACCATAAATAACCAGATGTTCCGTCTTCAGTCGCAACTTCTACCCAACCAATTTGTGCAGTATCAGAACCAGATACAACGTATTTGTTTCTAATAATAATTGGCTTGTTAGAAAATTGAGTGAAAGAAGGAGTTATACTTACATATCCTTCAGCAGCTCCAGCTTGATTAGCAATAGCTACACCTTTAGAATACTCAGAACCGTAAACGAATACTTTAAGATCGTCCATAGTATCTAAGAAACCTAAATTAGATAAGTTAGCAGCGCCATAAGGTTTTGCTGTAATATACCCTTCGTTAGTACCTGTACCAGCGTTAGATGAAGTTACTAAACACTTTGCTTCTAATCCTGTAGCAGGATCCATAACAACAATTGTTTGGTTAACTGAAATAACATTTTCTTTAAAGTTGATACCAGCACCACCCGTTGGGATAGTTAATGTACTTGCAGCAGCAGATCTTGTTACAACACCTGTGTAAGCTACATGTAATCTATTTTGCTCAGACCAGATTACTTGGTCAGATGTCATCGGCATTTCTGCACCGACCATTCTTAAGAAGCCAGATAACGTTCTGTTTCCATAACGCTCTACTTCTTGCTCATAAATCTCTGGTAAATACTGTTGCGCGAACGTATCAGAGTCACCAGGATTCGCCCCACCATTAAAAGACAAGAAATTATCTGAGAGAATTTGTTGCTTTTGTGATGGAGTTATTAGTCCAAATTGTGGAGTTAAACTCATTTTTTTTAGTTTTTAATTATTTAAATTTACTTTTTACTTTTAACTTAGAAGAATCAATACCACTTATAGATTTAACTTTTAAACCACCAACAAACACGTCACCTGAAGCTGTTTTTCTAGGTTCATTAGATATGTTTTTTGATTTAGCTATTATATCTTTAGTAGCATCTGCTTTACCCTGCTCATAAAAATGTTGAGCAATAGTATCTGCATTTTTAGCCGCATACAAAGCTTTATGGTAACCTGAATAGTCTGAAATTTCTCCTTCTTTATTTAAGAACGTCTTAATAAAATTAGAAATATCTGATTGACTTTCAGCCACTTGCTTAGGATTTTTAACACCGTATTTGAATTTTTTATTAGCAACGCTGAAATCAAAACCTTTGAAATCATCACTTAAAAATTCATTTGTTTTAGTTAAAAACTTTTCATGCCTTTGTTTAGCAACTTTTTGATCTTCATTATATCGATTAAAAAAGTCCATAGCTTTTTGCTGGTCTTGAGTAACGCCCGGTCTCAACTTGATCTCGTCGTAATACTTACTCTTTAGTCCATTTAAAAATTCTTTGGCTTTTGCAACCTCTTCTTTAAACGCAATTTTTCTTTTGCGTATTTCTTTTGGCTCATCTAGCTCTGCATCGTATGAAAAATCTTCTAATAAAAGACTAACATCTTCGCTATCTAAATGAGGTTTTGTTTGTTTGTAGTATTCTCTAATTAAGCTATTGTTATCAACATTAGAATAATCAGCGTTTAATCTTACATAGTCTTCAACAGTACCACCTGTTTCTTCCATAAATGAAACTAATTTTTCTATGTTTTCTGGTAAAGGTTTTTGCTGTACAACTTCTTTTACCTCCTCTTTAGTTTCTTTTACTTCTTGTTTTGTTTCTACATTTTCTTCTTCAACAAGTGTTAAAGGAGATTCTACTTCTTCTTCGGTGGACCGTACTTCTTCAACCACTGCTTCGCTGTCTCCACTGTCTTTTTGTTCTTCGACAATAACATTGCTATCATCTGCCTCTTGTGTTTGAACGGCATCGTCTTGATTTTTGATTACTACTTTTTTAATATCGTCTTCTGGTAATTCAACTAAAGGTTCTTTTAAATTAACTTTAGTAGGTTGATCAGAAGATTTACCTAATTGTTTTGGTTTTACTTTTTTACCTTTTAAAGTAAATTCACCTTCTTTTTTTACTGTTTCTTCAGCCATAATAAAATAATATAAAATTAATAAATTTTTTTTTAACGAGGTTCAAACTGTTCCAGTCCAAATCCTCCTAACGCATCATAACCAGCTGACTCAAAATTTTTTGGCAGCTCATCATTTTGACGTTGTGAAATCATTTGAGATTGTTGCGTTCCAATAATTCTAGCGCGCTCATCTTTACGGTTTTCTATTTCTTGTTCTTTTTGTTTTTCTACTCTTGATCTAGCTTCTGCAAGCTGTATATTGTAATTAAACTCTTCTGCCATCAACTGCTTTTTAATTTCAGCTTCAGTTTGCATTCGCTGTATTTCAAATTGAGACTTACCTTGTTCAATTTGTAATTTACTTTCTGTTAACGCTTGTTGTTTTTGAACTTCTGCTAAAGCTGCTTTTTCTGAAGCCTCTGCATTAGCAGCTGCTTGCGCTTGGATGTTCTGCATCTGAGCTTGTCTATCAGCTTCTTGCTTTTGCTTACGTTTTATTTTAAGCATTTGGTTAGCTAGTTTAATGTTTGATATTTCTCTAATATCTATAACATCTTCTAAATCTACACCACCTGATTGTAAAGCTATTTGTATATTACGCTCAAGCATTTGTTTTTCTTCTTCTTCAGGTTCAAGCTCTAAGAAAATACCAAACTCATGTATGTTTAATTTTTCTAATTGCTCTAAAGTATTAACATTAAATAAACTTATAGAGTTCATTAAAGCATTTTTAGTTAAAGGGAAGTTCAAACTATCTGCTGCTCTTAAACTAATATTCTCTGAAGTCCTAACAGTTAAATACATAAGCGACTGTAATATATGTTTAGTAGCTGTATTTGATGCTGCAGCGGCTAGTTTTTGTAACCCAACTAAAGCATCTTTATTAGGTTGACTACCATCTCTAGCTTCATTTAATCCCGTCACATCACGTATCATCTGTAAATAATACTGATAAGTTTGTATTAAAGCTTGTATTTTACTTATACCAGACGATGTTTGTAATTCTTGTATCGGAACTTTACCTCTGTTAGGATCACCATCTTGAGTTAAACTTCTACCAACAATACTACCAGTTTGGAAGTACATATTTAAAGCTTCTTGAGGATTATAATTTGTACCATTACCAAGATCAACTTCTGCTAAACCATCTACATCTACAAATACTCCATCAGGAACCATACGCGCTAACACCTGTTGTATTTTTAAATGTGTAAGCTGAATCATATCAGCAAATCCAATACATTTACTAACAACACTTTCGATACGACCTTTGTACATTCTAGGCGCTGATATATTGTAATTCATTTGAACCTTAGTTTGATCACTAAAAGGTCTTGTCATGTTTTCACAAAGCTCCCATTTTAAAAGTTTATTGTAACCTAAAACTTTAGCACCACTATATAAAACTTCAATTGCTCTGTGTACTTTGTTAAAGTTTTCGTTTTCAGGTGGATCAAAGGTATCATTTTTTTCTATAGCTTTTTCTAACCCTTGTTCTGTTTGTTTTATTTTAAATACCTGATTAGTGTATGTTTTATATTCAAAATATAAAACTTGTACATTATTATAGTCATCATCAATACCGTAATAACCTCTAGTATAATTAGAATCTCCTGGGTATTTTTGTATTTCTTCTAGCTCACTATCAGTTAAGTTTGGAAATTGTTTTTTAACTTCTTGCAAACTCATTGATTTAACTTCACCAACATAATATAAATCTTCAAAGTTAGGATCTTCTGTATAAGAATAAACTAAATTAGTAGGATCAACATAATCAACAGTAATACCATTAGCTAAATTAAAATCTGTTTTAACAGCACCAATACCTAGTATAACTAAATCTTGAGCAAGACGTTTTTTAATTTCATCATACTTGTTATAATCTAAAACATTTTGTATTAACTCTTCTTCAGCTATTTCAATAGCTTGTTTGTAGTTAAGCTGCATGTGAAGCTCTAACTCTTCTTTTGTTTGAGGTAATTGATCCGCTGGTATTTCAGTTCTTTTTAAATCTACACCTAATCTTTGTTTAGCTTGCTCTATTAAGTCAGCAGCAAACGCGTCTTCAGCTATAGCACTAGCATGTTCTGTTCTTTGTTTTACAGCATATGGATCTGATGCAAAAGATTTTATTTTATAACCTTTATCTGTCATACCGTTAACTACTATATCTACAAACTTAGATAATACAGCTACTGGTTTCCAGTCTAAATTCAAATAAGATAAATCACCGTTTATTGATAACTCATCTTTATATTTTTGTACTGATTGCTCTCCTCTAGAATATAACCTTAACTGATGAAAGTATTGCCAGTTGTTTCCAAACCTACCGCCAACACCTAATCCTCTATCACCTCGGAACCATTCATTTTCAATAGCTCTACCAACGGCGTAACCGTAGTCATAACTTTGTTTCTCTGCGTCAGATACTACTTGACTTGGAAAAGAACTATTACTGTTAGTATAAATCATCTATTTTATTATTTTTGAAATATATCCATCGTTATTATATTTATTAAATGATAATAAGACAGGTTGCTTTTGTGTTTTATAAACCGGTGTGTATTTATTTTTATTACACGCCATTATAGCTAGTCCAGAGCTAATACTGGCATCATGCTTGGTTCTATTATTAATATTAAATTGTGACCAATCCTCTAATGTTTTTTGAAAATACATTTGACCATAACCATTTTCTAATAATCCAATATGATCTTCTATATATGTTTCAATCGCGGCTGCGTGAGCTTGCTTAATATCTTCACTAGAATTAGGTATACCACCTATTTCTTTTTCGGCAACTGATAATTTGTTATAAATTTTATCAGGTCTATTTATAGAAAACTTTCTATATCCTCTTCTTTTTAAATAATACAACAATCTAGGTTTGTTGTTTTCTGCTAATATAGGCATACTATAAAAATGTAAAGCCATTAATACATCTTCAAAAAATATTTCAGCAGTTTGAGGTCTAGCTATATATTCTAAAAAAAACATATTAGCCGGGGCGTTTTCCATACTAAACTTAGTTAAACCATGGAAAGCTCCTTTAGAACCTCTATTATCAACTGTGCCAGATATATCATAAGAGTCACAACCAAAAGCACCTACGTGCTCGTTACCTGGGTATTTAACTCCGTTTTTTACAATGACACGGTTTTGAAGTGACGCTGGTGGAACCCATGACACTAAAAACCTACCATTATTGTTTGGAACAAATCTAACAAAAGTATCTTTAACATCTCCTTCCCATTGAAAACTACCACGCGTAACTAATGATTTGTTTTTAACATCTTCATTAAAATCTATCTGTTGATAAATCTTTGTTAAATTAAATAAAGATTGTTTTGCTTCATCTCTAAACGCGTGTTTTTCTGTACGCGGAAACTGCCTATAAAATTCATTTAATCCGTCTTGATCGTTTTTTAAACCATCAACTTCATTTTGCCAATAGTCAATAACACCCGTATTTATAACATCGTCATTGGGTCCTTTTGTAATTTCTTTCGGTGTCTCGAATACAGGTATTCCATAAGAATCAATGTATCCCTCGTAGTTCCATTCCATAGGTATGAACAAACTATATAGTCCCGAGCGAGTCTGTCCATTGGCGTTTCTTTTTGTAACATCTGAATCGTAATATAGTTTTTTAAAATTATCTCCTCCTTTATCAAGAGCATTGCTCGTTGATCCCATCATGCATTTACCAACAACCCTACTACCTAACCTGAGGGTGGTTTTCGTAACCCTCCAGTTGTTGAGGATGTTGTTCGGCCTTTCCCATTTACCCGATTCATCATGTACGAGGAGTTTGAGTTTCTCTCCATCGTAGGAGTTGTTACCCGTGTTCTTCCAGTCGATTGTGGTGTCCAAGCCCTTAAGGTTCTCGACGGCTTCGTCTGCGGCCGCGGTAAGCTTACGTCTGGTAAACTTGCTGGCTGGGACACGGTAGGCAAGCTCGGTCTTGGGCCTGTCCATTCCGTCCTGGGTCGGCTTGAAAAAGAAGGGGTAGTTGACAGATATGGGTACCACCTTATCGGTGAACATACTCTTCGCATCAGGTCCGGACTTGGATAGTATACCATACCTACTGTCACTTGATATGGTTGCCAAGTTAACAACCTCTCCTGAGGCCATGAAAGAAAACCCGGAACGCCTGTTCTTAAGGTAACACATCCCAAAGGATCGTGAATCTGCCTTACAAGCTTCCCAGAAAATAAAGAATAATCTATTTGACTCCCTAAAGTTTGGTGCCCCAACATCAATCTTGGACCACTGCAAGTACATGTAATGAGTACCAGTAAGGTAAGTAGGATTGTCTTTGTTATAAAACCAAAAACCTTCCTCCCTACGGGTGAATTCATTATCAATGTAATCATACCATTTTTCTTTAAAAGTTTGTGGATATTTTTTAAAATCAAAAACGTTTTTTATATTTTTTAATTCTTTAGGATATTCAAACCTGCTCCACTTGTTTTCTTTAAACTTATATATGTTTTTTTCTTTAGGTAAAGCTATTTTTAAATTTTGTATTTCGTATATCTCACCTATAGTACCGTCCTTACTTATAACAACAACATCATGCTCTACATCATAACCATATTTCCATTTTTTATATCTATTGTTTTTCTTTATTATGGAAGGTTTAATGTGGTTTTTTAATATTTTTAAAAGAGTTTGCTTATACATTACTTAGATCTCCCTTCTGCAAAACCTTTAAAAGTTTTTTCTTTAGTTTTTTTATCAATAGATTCTATCATAGATCTTTCTTCTTCTATTCTATTGAGTATTTCAAACGCATCAAATATAGCTAGCTTCTTTGTAGCAGCAGCGTTTTTTAACCTGTCTGCAGAAACATCATCTTCAGTATTTGTGATAATTTTTTCTTCAGCAACCTTTATTAACTCATCAACTGCTTTTTGCCCAGCTTGGATTATATTGAGTTTCGCTTGTTTTGTATTCATATTTAATTACAATGTCTTTTGCTCTCATACAATACAGCAGTTCATCGTTTACAACAAACTCAAATTCGCTATTAGGAGTGAAACCTACTAAATCTCCAACTTTTATATTCTTTGATTCTAACGAACTATTTCCGTATTTTAATATCCCAATATGTTTTTTGTTTTTATTTAAATCTAAATCATCGTTATTAACTATAGGAGCTACGAAACATCTATTATTAATAGGTAACCACTGATCATCTTTTTCATACATGTAGATTTGATCTATTTGGCAAAAGTATTTTTCTTCTTTAAAATA